TTTGCAATACTGATTGCAATCATTCAGGATCTCAGAGGATAGCATTCCAAGTCCGTTTTTCCACATATTGTTGATCTTGACTTGGACTTTATTCTGATTGATGTCAATTTTTACACTGACTCCCATTTACACCAGTCCTATCTCATAGTGATGAAACAGATCTGTATCATCCCTCAATGCATCAACTGAATACACAGTATAGACAACACTCCTGACTGTCACTTTGACATCTCCTCCAATGTTGTGAGCTGCAGAGAAAAGAGCATCCCAATCCAGGAAAGGCTTTGAGTGCTTTTTATCTACAAACAGGATGGATCTGATAGTGCATTCTGTGTTGTCAGTGGTTTTTCTCGCCTCATTTGTAGGCTGAAGATGCACATTTTTCACTGTGTATGTTGAATATGTCGGATTCTGGTATATGTCCACTCCAGTGCAGGCCTCAACTGTTGCAGTGCTTCGCATGATTTTTGCAGGAATTGGTTTCAGCATGGACAACACCCCACAACAGGAACAGAAGGATTCATGAGTCCTGACTGCTCCAAGTATGAGACTGCAGCAGGAGAGATGTTTGCTGACATTGCTCCTGCTTTACCAGAATTTGCTTTGCCATGTACAGTGACTTTCCCCACAGTGAATCCGCCACTGTCACCACTATTGATTGAATCAACTCCCTCAATAGCCAGATAATCAATCTGAGAACAGACAGCAAGTTTGTACATTGTCTGCACAATATCAGGAAAAGAGGAAAAGTTCTCCTCCGTCACTTGCCATCTGGACATGGCATTGATGATCCTGTGAGCATGAGCTGCCAGAGTGGGGAAGGAGGTTTGATCTGCCTCCGTTCCCATGTAGACATTATAATAATATACAAAATCCACAATCACTCTGGTTCACCCCTTAAGCGTGAACAACAGCCTGAGTATAACCAGAGGCGAAAGGCTTGTTGTTTTTGCCAGTCAGGGCAACAGTCACATAATAGTCAGCAGTGGTGGAGATTTCACCATCAGCAGGCAGATCCGCCCATCCATCAGCAGCAGCAAGAGCAGTGCCAACAGTGATAGTGGGAGCAGCACCAGATGCAGCCTTATACATGAGCTTGCAGTCATAGGGAACAGTCTGAGCAACAGTGATCTTGCTATAACCACTGGAAGATCCCTGAACAGAAGTCACGCTAAGAGCAGCAGCAGTTGTATCAATGTTCACAAGCAGTCCTGCACCCTTCTGATTCATGTTCCAAGCACCATGATAGATGGAGAACATGATCTTCCAGAACTCACCTTCCTGGTTGACATCAGGAGAGATCACCTTGCTGATCTGAGGACGAGCAACAGCATCAACAGCAGGCCGAGCAGCAATGATCCAGTTAACTTTGCCGTTATCACCGAAAGTGACTCCGCCAATGGTCTGACCATCAGTAGAACCATCATTCAGGCCGAACAGGGAATGCATATAGGCAGAAGGAGTGCCGATCAGATACTGATCATTCAGAGCCTCAATCTGCAGAGTGGCGGAACGGATCTGGAAGTCCTTCACATTCAGATACCGAGTGAGCTGAGTGGACTGCTCAAGCAGGCTCTTAAGGCCAGTGCTGATCTGGATGTAAAGCTGTTCGCCTTCGCCAATCTTGTCCTGTACCTTGGCAATATCGTCAAGCAGCAGGCCAAGGATGTTGGCAGAAGTGATGCTGCCAGTGGCATAGGGAACAACAGTGCCATAGTTGATAGCACCCTGAGCAGCAGAGGCAATACGGAGGCAGTCAACCTCAGGAACAACTTTTTCTTTCAGGAACACATTCAGAGCATTGCCAACAGTCAGGGCCATGTTGGTTTCATCAACATCATACCGACCGATAGCAAAATTCCGACCCCTGTACCACTGGAGGATCTTGGTTTCCCAACCCAGAGTCAGATCTCCATCAGGAGCTTTGTATCCGTTCATTGTGCCGAGGCCATCAACCCCAATGTACGGAATTTTAATTTCTTTTCCGCCCATCCATTCAATGCCAGGATTCGTGTTTTCCATCCAGGCAGTGCGAGGCAGGATGTAGAATTTTTCATCCAGGATGCGGTTAAAAACCGCTGCATAATCAATATTGTTATTGAATGCCATGTGATTTTTCCACCTTTCTTTTTATTTCCAAGCATCAGACAACTGTTTGAACAGCTTGTCCTCTTCGCTTGTTGGATTTGTGCCAGAATGCCCTGGCTGCTGAGAGTATTGAGGAGTGTTTTTCTTCTCCTCTGGTTGTTCTTGCGGATTGAAATACTCAGGCCAGTCTTTTCTGATCTCAGCAATCTGATCAGCAACAGAGGGAACTCCCTCTCCTGTTTTCACCATGCCGTAAACAGTTTCAAAAAATTTGCCTTTGACATCCTTGTAATCATCAGAGGATCTGGCTGTCTGCATGGCCTTATATCCAGAGAACTCTGTCTCCAGAGCCTTGTATTCCTCAGATTCCTTGATGTTTGGTTTCGGAATGTTCTTTTCCCAATCCGCTTTGGCCTGCTCCAGTGCTGCATCCCTGTCTGCTTTGGCTGAGGCCTTTGTGACATATCCATCATCAATGTCTCTGCCTCTCAGACTCATGATCCTGTCAAGTCTCTCATCTGCTGAGAGTGACTCATCATTCAGGATCTCAAGCACCTTTGGCCTTGTGAAAATGCCTGCCATGTTACTCCTCCTTTTGACAGTCTGTTAGAGTGATAGACTGATGCATCTTTTTCATCATGCCTGATGTAGTTGTATGAAAAAGCCTCCCCAATAATGAGGAGGCAAGTTCATCCTTGTCTTGTTTTTAAGGTTCAGGAGCAGCCTCAACAGTCACAGAGATTGTGTCTGTTCCGCCTGTGTAGTGATCAGATCCTGCCAGAGTCACTGTAACAGTGGCAGTGCCTTCCTCAACAGGAGTGACAACAACCTTGCTGCCATTGACAACAACTGTCACACAGTCATCAGAGGACTCTGCACTCAATGCACCATCACCCACAACAGTGAGAGAGGATTCTCCTGCATCTCCGCCTGCAGTCAGGCTCAGAGTGTCAGGATCAGCAGTCACAGATCCAGTGCCTTTGACAATCGTAAACTCTTTGGAGATCACTCCTGCATAACTGCCAATACCTACAATCTGCAGAGTATGACTGCCAACCTCAGTGGCCTTGTTGTTGGCAACAGCATAATCTGTATCAGCAACAAGAGTTGTCTGTCCGATTTTCACAGAGGAGACTGTCTGAGTCTTTTCAGTGCCATCATAGGCAGGAGAAGATCCGAGAGTCACTGTAGCAGATGCAATGGAAGTCCTGCCAGAGGCCTGACTCAACCACATTCCAGACTCCTCATCAAACAGGAACTCTGCAACAGTGTCCACCTCAGTGAACTTGCTGCCTGTAGCAATGCCTTCTGTTGGTTTCGTATCACTGGACAGGCCAACTGCCTCAATGAACATGACTCCTTCCTGGATCATGTATCCATCTAAGATTCTCACCATGTTCTTTCCCCTCCTTTCATCCTTTTTTCTTTGCAGTTTTCTTCACTGCTTTTGGCTTTTCAGCCTCAGGAGGGATCTCCTCAGCCTTAGGCTCTGCCTTTGGCCTCTGGATCTCCTGTCCGCAAATCAGGCAGAAGAATCTGCCATCAGTGCATCTGAGTTCATTGTGATTGCATCCCATGACTGTATCTCCTTTCATTTTGTGGGAACATATCTGCCTCTGAACTGCCTGACATTTGTGCCAGGATTCTCAGGATCAGGCCATGTTGCATCAATGGGAGTCTGCTCTCTGCTCCTTCTCCTTGCTCTGCCTGTCTCAGAACAGAACTCTCTGACATCCTGATCAGCTTTGTCCACTCTTGCTTTTTGCTTGGCAATCTCCTCCTCAGGAGCTTTCCGAGCTTTCAGGACTTCAAGATCTCGCCTTTCTTCCCTCAGGTTTCTCTCCAGTTCTCTCTGTCTCTGACTCTCTTGGTATGTTTTCGCATTCTCCTCAGGATTCTGAGGCTCTCCTCTGAGCCTTGAGATCCCAGGAAAAAAAGTCATTGGATAATGTTTGCAGTTGATCCCAAACAGGCCTGCAGGCTCTCCATATGATGTCTGAGATTGTGCGTATACTTGGACTTTGTTGCCATCCAGATCCTCAACAACTCTTACATTATCTGTTCTGCTGATAACCTTGCCTTGCCAAGGATAACAGAGAGGCCTTGCTCCATTATGAGATGAGACTTGATACAGATCATTCCCATAATCCTCCTGTCTCTCAAAGACTGCCTCTCTTGCTGTGTTGTAAACTGTTGTCCTGATGTCCATTGCCACATAGGTTTCAGGTTTCCATCTGTGGCCTCCATGATCAACAAATCCTGTGAGGCCATTCTCAATCATCTTGCTGACTGAGTTGTTGAGTGCCTCATTCCAGGAGGAAACTCCAGAAACAACTTCTCCAGTGCCAATGTTGAGGATGCTCTGAGATCTCTGCATCCTGTTCACAATATCGGATACTGTTGCAGCATATGCTTGCTGAGTGCTTTCAAGCATCACAGTGTTTACCAGATTCAGCTTGTCAGCACTCTGCTGATAATACATCTGAAATGCCTGCATCTGATTCGGACTGACTTCTGGAGGCAGGAATCCTGCTCCATCTGTTATGCCCTTCTGAGCTGCATTTCTGAGCTTTGGCTCTTCATCCTTGAGAGCATTCATGATTGCAGCTTCAAGGCAGTTTCTCAAAGCCTCATCAGCTCCTGCAAGGCTCTGAGCAATGATTTGCACTGTCTCCTTGTTGACTTGCCCCATCTGAGCAAGCATCCTTGCCTGATATTCAAAAAGCTCTCTTGGTTCACTTCCTGCATTGATGAAAGGGAAATACTTTGCAAGATTGATCATGATCCTGTCAGTGACAGCAGCATAAACTTCCGCCATTTCCCAACTCATCTCATCCAGAAATGTTGGATTCATTATTCAACACCACCGAAAAGCCTTGTGACATCAACAGTGCTGCCGATTCCCTCAGACTTGATCTGCTCCAGTTCTTTCTCAGCATCTTCCTCTGTATATCCGAGAGTGTCCATCATGAATTTCTTTTTGCTCATGAGGCTTGCTCCTACAAGCATGACTCCCTGATTGATCTCTGCATCCTTGTCCTGGATGATGCTGTCATCAAATTCAACAGAAACGTTATATCCGCCTGAGATCAGTCTCTCAACAGGAACTCCATTCCAAGTGATGTCATAACGGACAGCCAGATCAAAGATTGCATGAACCATGTCAATCAAACTGTCTCTGATGTTGTTCTCATGTGCCTTGACTGTTCCGTATGTCTTGGAGTTTTCACTGATCACCTCTGTGGCAGTTTTCATGCCTTTCTGCTGATCAAAGGCCAGTGTTCCAGGATCAAATCCGATCTGACTACAGAGGATGGAGAGTTCTCCATTGATGCCTGAGATGTGTTCCTGGACTCTCAGATCAACACTGTTATCAATGACTTTCAGATCCTCAGGATTATCTGTTGCCAGAGCCGCCCAAACCTCATCATCTGCATCAAAGTATCTCTGAGGAGTGCTGCCATTGTTAACAACAGTTGTCCTCATGGCCCTTGCAGGAGCAATGATCCTCTTTTTGCCGAGAACAAACTCTCTCTGGAGTGAATCGAACATGATGTCAATGCCATGCAGAGTATTGACTGCAGGAGCATAAATTGACATCCCAAGAGGAGAGTTGTCATCAGCGTAGTTTGCACCGAAAGGCTTGATATACTGGAAGTATGTTTGATGGACATCACTGATCTCAGTATCAGGAGAGAGAAGAGGATAGATCAGATCAAGCGGATACCACCATCCCAGGATGTTCTGAGGCTCTTCTGTCTCTTTGATAGGCATCCTGTACAGATCATTTGTGACTCTGTAGGATTCACCATCCCACTTGTGCCACTCAACAACAGTGTAATAGTATCCATCTTTCGCCTCTCTGCTTGTGAAGATAGCACACTTCACTTTGCTGTTATCCCAAGCAGTAGGAATGAACTGTCCTGCCATGTGATAAGAGATCTTGATCTTGCCCTCTCCTATGTCATTGCCTTGCTCATCTTTGGGAATCTCAACATATTCCTTCAAAGCTCCTCCGCCGAGTGCCATAGCTTTCTCAAGCAGATCTCCAAAGGCAGTGCCAAAGTTATTGGAGACAAGGACATATTGCAGGAACTCATTCAGAGGATCAGGATCTTCTCCTGTGTATCCTGCAATGCTTGCCTTGATATCACATCTCTCATTCCAGACATATCTTGCCATCTGAGTGCAGGCCATTTTGCCTGCATTCATTGTTGCCATGATCCTTTTCTTGCCTTTCGGATCATTCAAGGTTTTCATTGGGATCTCATGCCATGCCCTATAGAATCCCTTGTAAATAGCCTGCCACATGAAAATGAAAAGTGTGTAATATTCACGGAAAGCAGGAACTCCTTCAAGCTCAAACACATCTTTCTTGAAGATATCCATATTCTCCGCCATCCTGCTCACTCCATTTCTAAACCTATTCCTGAGTCTGTCTATAATGCTCAATTACTCACCCCCACAGGCCAAAGGACTTGAGGAAATGATTGTTTGCATATCTGCACTCATCCATTGAGTGGTTATATGCATCAATCGGATTGCCATGCTCATCAACACAGTAGAGTCCTGCCTCTTTCACAAATGGTTCTGTTCCGTATCTGTCATCTTCAACAAGAAAGAATCTCCCATCACTGATTGAGGACTGGAGCATCTCAACTCCAACCTTCAGTCCTTTGGAAGATCCTCTGATGTCATGACTGTTGTTGTCTGCTCCTGCTGTGAGCAGTCCGAATTTTTCTATCTCAAGCCTGAGAGCTTTGCAGGCAGGATCAATGTATATTGAGTTCTCCCTGATGTTGTATTTCCGCCTCATGTAGGGAAGGAACTCTCCACAGATGGCCTTTGCCTGATCTGACATTGCCATCTGTCCTCTGTCATAGTGCCAATTACCAACACGATAGAGTCTGTATTCCTTTGCTCCAGGCTGAAACCGTTCTCCCATGTATCCTGCTATATAGAATCCAATGGAAGTGGCATCAGTTGTTCCTCCATCTCCTGCAACAAAAGCCTCAACTGGAGTGAATCCATCAGGGATTCTGCTGAGGATGTGCTTATCAGTGCTAAACATCCAGTAAATGACTCCCTCAGGAATCACTCTCTCTCCGAGCCAATCTCGCTTATAGAGGAATGGAGATTTCTTGCAGGCAGATTCAATCTCTGACAGTCTCTGAGGAGTCAGGACAGGATTGTCTTTGCAAGTCCAGTGAGAGAATCTGCAGTCCTGGACATTCAGCACATTCTTGATGCAAGGATCTGCAGGAGAAGGAGGATTCAGATCAGCAATGTGCCATCTGTCTTTGGCTGCATAAGTCCGCCTGAAACATTCCTGGATCATGGAGTCATGCAGCAGATTGATCTCACAGAAGTAGACAGAGCCAAGACTCATGCCTGTGATGGCCTTGTGTGAGTCTGCTTTCCCTCCGCCTTTCCAGTAAACTTTCAGATCCCTGTCAGGCAGTTTGATCAGGAGATGTGCCCCAGAGTCATCATGACTGGTTTTGCTGCATCCTTTGAAGATGTGAATCAGGCCGAATCCATCACCATCCATGATCAAGCGGAATGCCTGCTCTGCTGAATAGGCTGTCACAAGATGGAGATTGTCTCTGCTTCTCAGGAGATGCCTTGCAAATCTCATGATGCCTGCAGTTGTTTTCCCTGATCTTGGAGTTCCTTCCAACCAGTCAAGAGTCCTGTCATAATCCGCCATGATCAGAGAGGCCTGCTTCTCTCCCCACTCAATCATGATCAACTCTCCTCTCAAGCTCCAGGAGAGATTGCAGGAGTTCGCTGCCTGCATTGTCAGTGGTTGTGAGATCTCCTGTCAGATCCTTATAAGCAGCAGTCAGATCTCTGATCTTGAATGCCTTTGTAAACTCAGTAGTTTTTATAGGCTTGTTACACTTCCCTTGATATTCAAAATCAATGGAGTTGTTTCTTGTCTCACTGCCTATCAGATCAGGGAGAGCATCTATCTCCTTCTCTAACTTGAGGAGAAGCTTTGTTCTGATCCTTGATGCTATTAACGCATTGTCAGCAGCAGA